CTAGCTACTATGGGTGAACGACATGCTCAAGAGGCATTACTTGCTCAATTAGAAATTAACAAAGCAGAGGCCGCTAGTGGTAGTGTATTTAAGGGTGGCTGGAGACCAGCAGTTGGCTGGGTGTGTGCGAGTGCTTTTGCCTACCACTTTGTTTTACAGCCCATTCTGCTCTTTGTAGTAGCCCTAACAGGTACTGAACTACCTACCCTACCTGAGTTTGATATGAGCACGTTGTTGCCCGTCCTGGGAGGTATGTTAGGAATTGGTGGTTTACGTAGCTACGAAAAGAAACAAGGATTAACAAAATGAATATAGACCAATTAAGAGAAGAGTTAAAAACTGATGAGGGTTGCAAGTATGAAATCTACTTGGATCATCTTGGTCTCTCTACACACGGTATTGGTCACCTTATTCTTAATAGCGATCCTGAGTATGGACAACCAGTTGGGACGCCAGTCTCAGAAGATAGAGTCAATGAGTGCTTCGCTAGTGATGTCGAAACAGTGCTATCGGAGTGCACACAACTATACCCCAACTTTAATGTTTTGCCTGAAGAAGTCCAATTGATTATTGCTAATATGATGTTTAATATGGGCAGACCTAGACTTAGTAAGTTTAAAGGTATGAAGGCAGCAGTAGATGCTGGTGACTGGCATAGAGCCGCTATTGAAATGGTTGATAGTAAATGGTATCAACAAGTTACCAATCGTGCTGATCGCCTAGTACAAAGAATGAGAAATGTAAAATAGCATATACCCCTTATAGGAAAAATCTATTCACTATAACCTGAGGGATATATCATGAGAAACACAGAATACGCAGGGCCAATTACTTCTATTTCAGAAGAGATTGATGCTATGAAATATCGTCAAGAAGGAGAGTCCTTTGATGACAAAGTAAAACGTATGGCGGGGGCACTAAATGATAACCCTGAGCATCAATTAGAACTAGAAGATATCTTTGGTAATATGCGGTTCTTACCAGCAGGTCGTGTACAAAACGCTATGGGTAGTAAACGTATTACTACAGCTTTTAATTGTTTTGTCAGTGGAATTATTGAAGACAATATGAAGTCTATTATGAAACGTGCTGCAGAAGCTGCAGAGACTATGCGTAAAGGTGGTGGTATTGGATATGATTTTAGTAGGCTTCGCCCTCGTGGTGATCACATTAACTCTTTGGATAGTCAATCATCTGGTCCAGTAAGTTTTATGGGGATCTTTGATGCAGTCTGTCAAACGATTGCTTCATCTGGTCACAGGCGAGGAGCACAAATGGGTGTCCTTCGTATTGACCATCCTGACATACTTGACTTTATTCGTGCTAAACGTAACAGTGATAAGCTTACAGGTTTTAATATTTCTGTAGGTATTACAGATGCTTTTATGGAAGCCTTGGATAACGATACCGAGTACGAGCTTTTGTTTGATGGTGTAGTTCGTGGTACACTCTCAGCCTCTATGGTATGGGATGAGATAATGAATTCCACATGGGATTGGGCAGAGCCAGGGGTTCTGTTTATTGACCGTATACAAGAGATGAATAACTTATGGTACTGTGAGACCATTGAAGCCACTAACCCATGTGGGGAGCAGCCGTTGCCCCCGCAAGGAGCATGTCTACTAGGTTCTTTTAATCTAGTGAAATACCTTGATGAGTCTGAAGGGAAATATACATTTAACTTTACACAGTTTAAGAAAGATATTCCACATGTAGTACGTGCTATGGATAATATTATTGATCGTACTATATACCCTCTTAAAGAGCAGTCTGACGAGGCTAAGGCAAAAAGACGTATGGGACTAGGTGTGACTGCACTAGCTAACGCTGGTGAGCTTCTAGGGTACCCTTACGCATCTAAAGAATTCCTTAATTGGTCAGAAAAAGTATTTTCATGTTTACGTGACAACTGTTATAGGGCATCAGCTTTATTAGCAAAAGAAAAAGGTACCTTTCCAATGTACCGTCCAGAGTATTTAAAGTCTAACTTTATACGTACACTTCCAGCATCAGTTAAAAAAGACATTCGTGAATATGGTATTCGTAATAGCCACCTAACATCTATTGCACCTACAGGTACAATTAGTCTTGTAGCAGATAATGTTACTGGTGGTATTGAGCCAGTGTTTAGTCATTACTATGATAGGACAATCCAAACATTTGAAGGACCTCGTGTTGAACGTGTAGAAGACTATGCGTATGCAAGAGGGGTTGAAGGGAGGACATCATCTGATATTTCAGTTCAAGACCACTTAGCAGTATTGTTGTTGTCTCAACACTATGTTGATTCAGCGTGTTCTAAAACTTGTAATGTAGGAGATGATGTCTCATATGAAGATTTTAAACAAGTGTATGTTGATGCCTGGAAGGGCGGGGCGAAGGGATGCACTACGTTCAGGATCAGTGGAAAACGATTCGGTATCTTTAACGAAACCGTGGAAACGGAAGAGAAGGTACTTAGCACGAATGAGGAAATGGCTGAAGAAACGGGAAAGGTTGAAGCTTGCTTTATCGACCCGCTTACAGGCCAGAAAGAGTGCTCATAACAAGGAGAGTTAAATGGCAGGTCAAGTCGTACCTATTAATGATATAGCATCTGCAGGTGTAGTAAAAGATTTACCTGCCGCTTCTCTTGGGCAAAACATTTTTACAGACTGTCTTAATGTTCGCTTTAGAGATGGTGCAGTTAGAAAAATGGAAGGGGAAGAGGCAATCACAACGCCTTTCTCCGACCCCATTATCTATATAGCATTTTGGGATAATCCAAATCTTAATCCTGGAACTGGTTATTATATTGTAGTAACTAATAACGGATCTACTGATACTATTCATGCAATTAAAAATGATGGTGTTCAAACTACAAACGTTCTAAAGTCAGGCATTGCTCAAGGTGGTATTTGGCAGCATACATTGTTTAACGGTGGATTTACCTTTATTATTAATAACGGAGTAGAGAGACCGTTATATATCCAAGACGTAGCTGGTAATACAAACATTGCTAACTTAGATATGTATGAGCTTCCAGGTTGGGATTCTTATTATTCAAATGAAGAAATATCTTCGGCAGTATGGGATTCAGCTAATCAAACACTAGACTTTAACTTAGGTCAGTTAGTTGACTTTAGCACTAAAGAAGCAACTATTACTATTATTAATAGTGCTACTAATACGATTAGAAACTACGCTAAGTTTAGTGCATTAGGAAGTAACTCAGTAGATGCTGATGGTAACAACCAAACTACCTTTACTTGTTCTAATCAAGCTTCAACTAACACTACTATCATTACACCTAGTGTATTAATGATTCAAAATGGTGATACTGTAGTTTGCAAAGTTAGATCTACTAATGTTGTTAGGGTTCGTTGTGGTGTTATTAGAGCTTATAAAAACTTACTTGTTGCTGGTAATCTTACAGAGTATGATAATACTAACACAACAATTATTAGGCGGCTTGCTGGTGTTGTAAGAACATCAGATGTAGCAGCCCCTGGAGCCGTTCCAGCTAACTGGAATCCGTTTGCTGCAGGAACAAATACAGCAGATGAGTTTACGTTATCTTCTACCGGCACTGTTCAAGACATGGCTGAACTACAAGGTCGTATGTATATCTATACTAATAGCTCTATTCATTCGCTTGAACAAACAGGTAGTAGCACTATACCGTTTTCATTTTCAACTGTAACTGATAGCTATGGCGCACAGACAATGGAGGCCGTACAAGAGTATGATGGTCAACACTTTGTCGTTGGGAGTAATGATGTCTATATATTTGGGGGACATCCTGGGTCAATTAAATCAGTGGCTGATGGAAAAGTTCGGCGTTATCTTATTAATAATTTAAATAAAGCACAAGAACAAAAGCTATTTATTTTACGTTATCAGTCTAAAGATGAGCTATGGATTTGTTACCCTAAAGGCAGTAGTACAACTGTTAATGAATGTCTTATTTGGAACTATAGATTAAACAATTGGACAATTCGTAGAATGGAAAGCACTATTAGCTCAGGTGATATTGCACCTTATGCAAACAATCCTAACGAAAGAATACCAGTGTTTTCTTACGGTACAGAAATAATGTATGCTGATAAGACTTATTCTCTTGCAAACTCTACAGCTTATGAATCATTTGTAGAACGTAGACGTTTAGCAATGAGTCCTGAGTTTGATACTGAAACATTATCTACGATTGCAATGAAAGTAGAAGGTAGTAATGCTATTCTTACAATGTATGTTAAAGGAAGCAACTACCCAGGTGATAATGTAAGCCCAACAACAGGTGTATCTAATACGTTTACTGTTGCTAGTGATTATAAAATAGACATTAAGGAATCAGGTAGATTCCTAAACTATAAACTCACAGAAACTGCTACTAATGAATGGAATGTTTCAGGACTACAGTATGAGATCCTTAAAGGAGGAACTAGATAATGTCTATTATTCGTCCACCAATTTCTGGTGACAGTCCACAAGACTCGTGGGCGAATCAAGTTACTGAAGCTATTAATAAAGGCTTGCTTGCACCAAGCGTTAATCCTAGTGCAGCATCAGTAGTTAGTGTTGGTGGTTTTAGTGCGGCAACTGTTTATCTTTATACAAGGACAACAACAGCAACTGCTCCGGCAGCTATTGCTCAAGACCTTACTTATGATTATAGTCAAGCAACCTTTACTACTTCGCCGCCTTTTGGTTCTGCTAACTGGGAAACATCGCCTCCAGGAACAGTTAATGGAGATTATCTTTGGGTAACAACTGTTAACATATCTGCTAACGTTGCTCAAGAAATTATTCCATTTGCTAGTTGGTCTACGCCTACTGTGTTTTCAGTTAATGGTCAAAGTAGTATTGTAGTAAATGCTTTTAAGAGAGCAACATCATTACCTTCAACACCTGCGGGTGGTAGTTATAGTTTTACTACACAAACGCTTACTCCACCTAGTGGGTGGTCTGCATCAATACCTAGCGGTACTGATCCTGTTTATATTTCAACTGCTATTGCTACAGTATCAGGTACTTCAGGTGTAGATAGTAGCCTTACTTGGTCTGCTGCAGTTAAAATGGTAGAGAACGGTACTGACGGAGATGCTGGTCCAGAACTCGAATCAGGGCTAGTTTATTATACTACACCACAAGCAAGTAATCCTGGAACTCCAAGTGCTACTGATTATAACTTTAGTACAGGGGCTTTTACAGGGCTTACTAGTGGATGGCAAACAAATCCAGTTACAGTTAATATAACTACAACAACAGCACTTTTTTGGTCTTCCAAATTTAGAGTTAATCAAGGACCAAATGATGCTAATCCTACTATTACTTTTAACACACCAATAGCTTCTGTAAACTTTGGAACTAATATTCAATCAGATAACTACATAGCAGGAAGCAGTGGTTGGCAGATACAACGGGCTAGTGGAGATGCTGAGTTTAATGATATTACAGCTAGAGGGGAACTTAAAAGTGCAAACTTTGATGGTTCTTTTAATACCCTAAATAATACAATAAGTAATTATACTTCTAGTACAGGTGTGTTTAGTGCAAACTATTGGGGTCTTAAAGATGGCTTTGCAAATAATGCAAGTAATATTTCACTTTCAAGCTGGTCAAGTTTTTTAGATCCTGTTAGTAATACAGATCATGTTGTAGTAAAAGTACGAGCAAGCACTGCAGCAATAACTGAAGTGATTACTCAACTAGGTCGTGGACAACAAATAACACTTTTTCGTAATTTAGATAATTATGCAGTATACGAAGTTTGGAATGCAGGATATGCACCTGAAGATGGTAATACAGCATATATTCAGTTAAGAACTTTATCAACTTCAATAGGATCTCCTGCGGGAAGTTCGATGAATTTTTATGCTAGCAATGTTGTTGATCCTGGAACTACAGGTTATTTCTTTAGCGAAGATAAATCTGTTATTAATTCAGGAACGCTTGATGTTGCTAACATTCGTATTAATGGTAGCATTCAAGCTAAAAACCTTGATATCGGTATTACACTTCAAAGTAAGTCAGGTAGTCGCGGCGGGGTTACTACAAGTTGGGCAGAGTTTCTTAGGCTAGAAACAACTGATAATCCTGATTTTGATACAGACGTTTCTTATGATTCACAAGTTACTGTAGTGTCACAATCAGGTATAGGTGATGTTGTATTTGTAAAAGTACTAGATGAAAGTCAGCTAGGAACAGAAGGCTCAGCCACTTATTCGTCATCTCAAATTGGTTTATCGGCAGGCTCTACTACTAGCTTTGCGAATACAATTGACAGTGCTAGTATTCAAGCTAACTCTCCAAATCAATCAAGCTCTTTTACTACTTCTATGTCTGATTCAAATGTAAACGTATCAAGAGGTACTATTTACTTATTCTGTTATAGAGAAAGGCCAGGCGGCGATACAGCTATCGGTTGTAGCGCGAGTGCAAGTATTACAGAAGTAAGGAGACCAGCATAATGACTTTGTTTATTATTATTGATGAGAACAATAAAATAATCTCACAAGGTCAAGTTGAAGCAGAAATGGTTACAACTGAGACTACTATTGTTGGTATAAGACCAGACACATATGATACACATTATGATCCGGTTAATAATACTACGTATGAGTCAGAAGAATCTTATGCAGATAGACAATTAAATAAACGCAATGTTTATCTTGCTGCATCAGATTACACACAAATACCTGATGCTACATTTCCAGGAACCCTAACAGAGTGGCAGACTTATCGTCAACAGTTAAGAGACCTTCCTACACATAGTAATTGGCCTTACTTAGAACCAGAGGATTGGCCTACAAAGCCAAGTTAAATATGATAAGAAAACTAGAGGACAATGATGTATTCGAAGCCATTACGCTAATGAATAAATCAACAGAAGATAATAAGTACTTTGGGTATAAGCGTAATGAAGCTGTATGGATAAAGTATTTTGTTGGACTAGTAGAAAAACAAAAAGAAACCCCTCATGCGCTTGTAATAGGCGACTATATAAATGGAAAACTAAGGGGTTTTCTTTCTGCTGAATCTTTTAATAATTACTATACTAACGAATATATTATGGACGTTAAAGATTGTATTGTTGATCATGACTACAATAACACTTTTACAGTTTATAGACTATTCGATGCCATGATTGCACATACTAAAGAGTATGGTGGTAAACATTGGCGAGCCGACTCAATCCGTAGTGAGCAAGAAGCTATGGATTATGGTCGTTTCTTGCAACGCCGTTATGATGCGGCAATCCATGTCTCAGTTAGAGGCGTAATACAGGAGAATTAAATGTTCGAAGATTCGAATCCAGATCTAGGGATCTTTGATATGCAAGTAGAATTACCGGAGGACGCTCCTAAGTTTCTACACAGGCATTTCAATAGTCATATTTGTAATAAAGGTGGTGCTAAAACTACTACAACTACAGGCGGTATTGATCCAGAGTTTAAACCATACCTTACAAGAGTTCTTTCTGATGTAACGGATCGATACGATAAAGAAATTGCAGGTGGTGCAGATTCTATTGTAGCTAAAATGACACCAGAACAAGAGCAAGCTTTAGCTGCACAAAAGAAACAAGCTGAAGACGCAATGGCAGGTACTGGGATGTACGACACAGCTGCAGGTCGTAGACGCGATATGGAAAACCTTATGGGTAGTTCAGTAGGTCAAGCAGCTTCTGCGGGTGGTCTTGGTTCTGCTCGTGGTGAAAAAGCAATGTTGGGAGCAGTTGCAGATCGTTCATTAGCATTTGATCAAGAACGACAACGTGTTGCAGAAATGGGTGTTAAAAACCTTGGTGAAGTGGGTTCAGCTAAACAAGCTTATAATCAACAAAGACTAGATGCACCACATACAGCAGCATCAAGATACTTTGGTTATCTTGGTAATGCACCTCAACAACAAACAGCTACTCAAAGCGGAGGTGGTAAGTAATGCCTATAACATTAGCAGGTCCTCTTGGAAATCATCCAGGAATGAATGGATCACCACGATATAAAGCATCTACACCACAAATGGCTCCAGAAGAAAAGTCTGCTGCGGATATGATTAAAGAGCAAGTCTCTAGTACAGCTATGGAAGCAGGTGCTGAAGCTGCTCAAGAAGCAGGAACAGAGTATATTGTAGATCCATTAAAAGCTAAAGCAAAAGAAATGTGGACAGGATTTACTGCCCCTGCTACCGCACCATCATCTTCATTTATGCCTGCAGCTTTACCATCTGAACTTACAGGTCCGATGATGTCTGGATCTCAAACTGCTACTGCTGATGCTTTACTATCTTCAGGTATGACAGGTGCAGAAGCCATGGCTGGTGCTGGATCTATAGCTCCTGCAGTAGCACCTGCAGTTACATCCACAGTAGCCCCTACAGTAGCTGCTACAGCAGCACCCGCAGTTGCAGGACCAATGGCAGCTATGATGGCAAGCCCTCTAGCACCTTTAGCAATTGGTGCACTTGCAGGTAAAGCTTTTGGTTTGTTTAACAAAGGTGGACCTGTTGAACCATCTTATGCTAACATGGGTGGTCTTATGCCTATGCTTATGGAAAAAGCAAAAGAGGAAGGTATCCCAATGGGGTTAGCCTCTTTACTATATCAAGGTGGTCCTGTATCAAAAGTAAAATATGCCCAATCAGGTGGACCAGTAGATGAAAAAATTGAAGTAAGTTATCGTGGTCCATTAGCAGGTAACTAAGGAGAGCTTAATGAAACTCAAAAACTTTACTCAGAAGGACAGATATGGGAACATGACATCTTATGACTTCTATGAGTCAGATGATAACATGGGTGTCCCAGAGATGCAGGGTATTCCTCAACATCCTGGAGGTCCTAAGGGGACTGACACTGTTCCCGCATGGTTAACTCCTGGGGAGTTTGTGATGAATGCGGAAGCTACTCGTATGTTTGAACCTCAGATTGAACAAATGAATAATGCTGGTCGTGCTGTACAAGCACAACAGGGTGGTACAATCCCTGAGTATGCTGCTGATGGTGGCCCTGTATACCTTGCAGAAGGTAGTGGTGGGTTCTTTGATAAGCTGTTAAGTATGTTTTCTAATGATGAAACCCCAGAAGTACCAGTTGCAACTCAAGCTGTAGTACCTCCATCAAGTTCTAGTCGCGCTGATCGTGTTGCTAATTTAGTTAATGCAGCAAAAACAGATGGTCCAACTAGACCAGACCCAACTATGTCTAATCAGATGTATATGGATTTTCTTAAAAAGAAAGAAGGGTTTCGTAATGAAGCCTATTTAGATTCTGCAGGTGTCCCAACAATTGGTTATGGGTTTACTGAAGGCGTACAAATGGGTGATACTATTGATGAGAAGACTGCTAATGAAAGACTTCTTAAAGAGATGGCAAAGACTGATCAAGACTATAACAAATTAGTAACTGCTGATCTTAATCCTAATCAACAAGCTGCTGTTAAGTCACTACTGTATAATATTGGTGGACCACAGTTTGCTAATAGTAAAGCACGTGCTGCACTTAACGCTGGTGACTTTGAGTCCTTTAAGAAAGAAGCTTCAGAGTTTCGTTTGGCTAACGGTAAAGTGATCCCAGGATTAGAAAACCGTAGGCGAGAAGAGTTAGAGTTATTCTTTAAACCATATAAGGCAGACAGACCTGATACTTCTAATGCTCCTATGTCAATGGTTTCTCCAGAAGAGCAAGCTGCTTTTCAGAGAGATGTTGAAGCAGCACAGAAGGCTACACGTGAGCAAGGCATGTATGATCCTGATGGAAACATGGAAGCTATTCAAACTGGTATTGATCAAGCTCAAATTTTAGAAGATCAACGGCGTATGCAGCAAGGGCAAAAACCAGTGCCTTCAATGATTGGTGCTGCAGTTCCACCAAAACCTACTGATGATCCATTAGTATCTACAGTTCCTCCTAGCAATACATCGCGGGATAATCGTGTTGATGTGTTAAACAATGCTGCTAAAGGTGGTAATACTGTAATAGGAACACTTCAAGGTAATGATGTTTATCAAGATGATTTAGGTGAGTACATCAACACACCTGAAGGTCCTGTGTATTTAGATGGTAATCAACTACAAGCTATGACAAAGACACCAGCCTCAGTTCCTCCTAGTAGTACTGTACCTGTAGTACCCCCTAGCAATACATCGCGGGATGATCGTGTATCTAAACTAACTGATGCTGCAACTGTTCCTAGTGATTCGTCTAATACTGAAGTTCCATTACCTGATGATGATATATTCTCAACACCAGCTATGAGCACTGATCCAACA